CTGATAAACTGCGGCAAGCGGTTGATGGTGAGAATCGGCCGGCCCGCAGCCTGGCGTTCCTTGCGGATCGACTCGGGCCACTGGTAGCCGGCCACGAACGCCATATCCATCGCGGCTTCGCGGCGGTTCTCGCGCTCGAAATTGTAGGAGGCGTCGAGCTTCTCCCGCAGTTCCGTGATGAACGTGCCTTGCTCGGCCTTCGTCATCCTCTTGGCGGGCTTGGCGTCGGGAGGCGCGTAGCTATCGGCCATCAGCGGAAAATGATTCCCATGGTGAAAGTCTCAGGCCGTGATTTCTGGCACTTGGCGGAATCGTTGTTCATCCGATCAGCCAGCCTTCAGACGTTGCCGCCGGCGAATGCGAGCCGATGGTCCAGTTCGATGTCCCCGCGTCGATCGGGAACGGTAGGCCGTGCTCGTACAGGTCGAAAATGCGGCTCTTGGCGTCCAGCATGTCGTCGTGCAAGCCAACGGGGAACGGCTTGTATTCTTCTTCCTTGAACGCCGAGATGAGGTCGAGCGCGCGGCCTTCGTAGTTCGTCTTGTAGAGCACCCGCGGCATGTAGATCCGGCCCTGCTCATAGTAGGGCATCAGGCGTTTGATGCGGTCGTTCTTTGGCATCGGCCCGCCAAGTTCCTTGATCCTGAAGCGGTAGTTCATGCGCTCCATCTCGGCGTACATGAACTCCACGTCGGCCATCATGCCGTATTTCTCGTATCCAACGCCGTCGTTGTCTGGCTTCCACTTGCGATGCAGGGCGAACAAAGCCTCGGCGCGCTGCTTGAGGTTCAGGCGATCGCGCAGCATGTCGAGAACGTAAAGGTTGCTGTCCGCGTTCAGGCCGAGAACCCACATCGACGTGTAATCGCTGCTCTTCTTTTTCTCGCTGGCGGCGTCAACCAGGATGCAGACGTTCATGCCGTCGCGCGGCGCGTTCTCGTAGAACCGCAGCCACTCTTCCTTGAATCCCTGCGTCTCGTCGGCCTTGGGGTTCTGCATCATCTGGCAGGCAAAAGTGTATGGACCCATTTCGCGGCGCTTTTCCTCGAGCCGCTCCCGGCTGAGAAGCATGGGCTCACCTTCGATCTGTCCATCGGCAGTGGCGGCGTACACGCGAGGCTTCACCCCTCTATCCATGATCGTGCGGTAGGTGTCGTTGAAGTGGTAGCGCGTGCCGATGTAGCGGGTTGAGCCGCCTTCGCTCGACAGGTTGCGCGACAGCTCCCAGGCTTCCGTAACCTTCCCGATCATGTCCGGCGTCGTTACGCTCTCGCGGGTCACAACGTCGTCGTAGACCATCAGTTTGTAGTGCTTCGATGTCGGCTGACCATCGACCAGTCCCCACGCCTCGATCGTTGCCTCCTTCGGGTTGCCGGTGCGCTTGACCACCAGGCCCTCGTCTTCGGACCACTTCGGGCTTTCGGTCTGCGGCTTGGCGTAGAGAACGTCGGGGAACAACTGCTTGAGGAAGTCGTTGCTCTCCAGCTCCCGCTTGATCTGTCGAAGGAAGCCCTTGGCGATCGGCCTCGTATGCGAGAACAGACCCACGGTGATGTCGGGGTCGTTGAGAATGTCCTGTATCGTCAACGCGAAGGTGATGATGGTCGATTTGTAGTGCTCGCGCGCCCACAGATCGAGATGGCTGTTGGGGTTCGCCTGCACCTCGCGGCACCGATCGAACACCCATTGCTTGTCTGCGTCAGTGCGGCGTAGGCCGTGCACCAGGAGGAAGAACAGATCCGTCTGGCACCATCCCCGCAAGATCAGCGCCGCTTGCTTCGGCGGCAAAGCTGCCAAGGAACGAAGCAACGGCGTGTAGGCCGTCCGCGAGGTTGGCAAGAGATTCGTCGGCTTTGACATCGACCTGCTTTGGGACAACCTTGGCTATGACGCCGAGATAGACATCGGGCTTATCTTCCCGGCACTTGCGAATGGCCTCAACACCACCGGACTTGAAGTCCTCGTAGAGGGCCTTGACGAACAACTCATCGAGCTTGTTGCGCGAGCCCTTCGGCCTACCGGCGGGGTTGAGTACCTGCCCCGGAAGAATTGGGCGGCCTCGCTTTTCTCCCCCTTTTGAAAATGCTGGTTCGTCGCTCATTGTTTCACGTGCAACGCTGTTGTGAGTGCATTCATGGCCATCACCCAATCCTTGGGGCTGATGTCGAGGTATTGAGTTAGAGCCTTGTCGACTGCAAAACGATCAGGATCGGGCATGGTGTTGTAGATGAACAGCAGTTGTTGCAATTCATCCGCAAACTGGAGCTTGGCAGGTTTGGCCTTCGTCTTGGTGTCGGTCATGATGCCATCTTAGCACGAGCGGCTTCGATGAGAGTGCGGGAACCGTCGATAGGTGTGGGTGTCCTGGGCTGTGCAAACTGAGGATGAATGATCTCGGCGGTAGGCTGAGCGGCTGCGGCCTCGTGTTCCATCCCGTAGACGATGAGGCCGAAGTGCACGCCGAACATGCCGAGCAGCATCATCGTGCAGGCGTTGAAGACAGCGATCAGGGTCATAGCGGCCATGAGGCTGAGGCCAAGCTGTCCAGCGATGAGTTCGGCCATGGGATCGGCAGCGGCGACCTGCTTGCCCGACGTGCCCTCGTTCTTCGTCGAGATCGAAGCGAGAGAAGCCTCGACAGCTTCCTTGCGCTTGGCGCGTCCGATCATGGCGTTTGCGTCGGCGACCTGCCGGCAGAGAACAGAGAAACGGCCAGGCTCGGCGCAGCCCTTGGTCTCAGCCCATCCCTTGCGGGTCTTGAGCTTGTCGAGAGCGCCCTGAGCGGTGAGAACGGCAGGAATGGTGCCCATCGTCGCCAGTTCGGCTTGGAGGCGGCCTTGCTCGGCTTGGCGGGCTGCAAGGTTCGACTGATTGAGCCCCTGGTCTGCGGACTTCTCGGCGCGGCCGACGTTGATCTGCTGAGAGGCTGCGAACACGCCGAAGCACACACACAGCGCCATCAGGCCGCCGAGAGCGCGCTTGGATTGAACCTTGCCGCGGTTGGCGAGACTGATAATGCCGATGGCAGCGGCGGCGACGAACAACTCGACGGCAGCACCACCGATGGCGTCAACGTAGGCCATCCACCCGGTTGAGAAGCGCGAAGCGACGGCTGCGTTCTTGGTGGCCTGATAGCCGAAAGCTGCGATACCCGCCACGATCATGCCGATACCGGCAAGCTGGGCTAGGCTTCGGGATTTGAGGAATTGCATAGTTGTCATGGCGCTGTCTCCAGAGCTTGGGGTCTGAGATACGCTCACGGGTGGAACGGGCGATTTCACGGGGCGTCACGATCGAATACGCCGAGGATTGCAAGGCAGATGCCGACCACGACGAGAAAGGCGAACACGGAGACGGTGAAGAAGGCGAAGGCCAGCGTCATGTGGTGTTCAGGTTCCGTGGTCTATGGTGCTCATCGTCGGGCCTGCAAGCTGACGACGGCGTGAGTAGCTGTTTGGTGAGTGGCGTAAACGGAAGCGGCCAGCCGTTGTGTGGCTGGCTTAGTGCTTCGGGCGCAATTCTGATGTCGCGGCTCAACGGGTGTCCCGGAGCCTGGGGCGGTAAGCTGAAATCAGCCGCTCATCCGATTGCGACTAGACCATATTCGGCCACAATTTGTCAACCCGGTCGAAGCTGGGTGTAGTGGATGGATTGGCTCTGCCGCTTTCCGAGCATGTCCCACTCGATCCGGCAGAAGCGGCCAGACGTGCTGGCGACAGTGACGGGAATTTCACCCTTCATAGCGGCTTGGCCTGGCTGGTATGGGTTGGATTCCTCGGCGCGGCGCTGGGGCTTCAAGACGTACAGGCGCGCCACGTCGGCAACGGAAGCCTCGCCAACCTTGTGCTTGACGTGCTTCAGGAATGCGTTGGTGACCTCCCTGGCGGCGAAGATGTAGCCGGGGGCTGTGACCTTGGCACGCTTGCCGCTTTCGTCCCACGGGGCGATGGCGTTGATCCCGAGGCGGTGCAGTTCGCGACAGGCTTTGCCCTCGTAGTTGCTGGCCGTCTTGTAAACGTGGGCTCGATTGCTCATGGTTCTGTCCGTGTTTGGTTAGTGATCTCGCGAAGGGCGGCAATCAGACGGGATTCGTGGATGGGTCCGCTCATTTCACTGCCCTCGCTCCGGTTATTTTGTCCCGCTTCCTCCGCCTTCCAGCCCTTACGTGAGGGGGAGCGGTGTCTTTCTTGACGATCACGGTCTTTCCCGTGTCGGTCGTCTTCACGATCACGCCGGCAATCGGGATGCCTTGGGCCTTCACGCGAACTCGAGGTTTTAACGGCATAGCGTCCTCTAGGGCTTGGAGATAAGCAAGAGCGGTGGCGGGGATCATGGGTCGTATCCTGGTAGCTCGATTT